ATCCATCCGACTTAATTCTTATATCTGGATCATCATCCAATCTAACGGTATTTAGAGGCGTAACCCTAGTGACTCTACCATCTAGTGTCTTAATTCTATACCTATTTCCAAACTTGTCTAATCCTTGATCACTATCACTGTATCCATTTCCACCATCAAGAATAGAAACTCCGTCAAGAATATAATTCCTTCTTCTATCAAAGTTATAGTTTTCACCTTCAGAAACCAGATAAATTTCTGTTACTTGTCCACTATCATTAATAATTGATCTTGCCTGAGCACCATATCCTTGACCACATTCATCATAAATCTCAACAAATGGTGGATATTCATATCCTGATCCAGAATTAATAATTCTAACTCCGATAATACTTGCAGTCGCATCTCGACCAATGCCACTATAAGCACCAAAAATAGGAATAGCAGAACATCCTTGTCCTCCACCACCAAATATATTGATGGTTGGTGGTTCGCAAATTACTGGTGGTCCCGTAAAACATCCACCAAGAGGAGTTCTTGTTCCTGGATTACGAGTTCCTGAATTAAAGATATCAAATCCACCTAGTACACTGTCAGAAAGAGATTTAGCAACATTTGCCTGTTGTAGTATTTGATCAAATGGTGTTCCTGGAACATTGATTGGTCCTTGTCCGATTACCCACTGAGTAACTCCACTTCCTCCTGATGGACTTTGACCACAAGCAAGTGAAGGATCTCCACCAGATAATCCATCAACTGCTCCACGTAGAGTTCCTTCGATACTAAATCCACCAAAGAACTGAAGAATTGGACCTACAGCACCAATCAAACCACTCATTGCACCAGCAATGTTTCCAATAATATCATTTACTAATGCTCCAGTAAATTGATTAGCAGCACAAGCAACAAATCTCTGAACGTTATTGACTACTCCCTGCAGTGCTGACTTGATAATTCCACCTAATCCATTAATAATAGTATTACTTATGCAAGGAATAGCATTCTGAATTGCCTTAATTGGAGCAGCCATTGCCTTCTGTGCTGCAACTCCTGCTAAGTGAGCACAAGGAGCACACTGTGTAGCAGCAAGAACAAGTCTATAAACTAAATCATATAAAAGTTTTAAACCCTTATTAAAAAGAGGTGCAAGAGTTTTAAATAACTTATTGACCATATTGGTTACAAGTCCACTCACAATGGACTGAACTTTACCAACGATAATATCAATTTCTCTATTAATAGTTTGCTGAATCTGTGCTGATGTATTGGTAATGTCAGCATTTAGATTTTGTACTCTACTGACTAAGTTACCAATTTCTGTTGAGATTTTACTTGTTACACTTCCTTTACTGGGAGATGCTAACTGAACCTTATCTCCAATTGCACTGAAATAAGAGATTTCTCCATTTCCAATACTCTTTGCTTGTGCTGGAGAAACAGTTCTTGGACTTTTTTGTGAGGCAGAATTTTGTTCATTAGATTCATTCTTCTGAACACCACCATTTGGTTCCTTGATTTGATCACTATATCCTGTAAAAGGTTGGAAAGGACCTTCATAATCTGTCGAAGGAACTTGAGAAGTTCTTCCAAATGTTGATAGAACAACAGGGATTTGAGCATTATCACCATCTAGGAAAAATCCAAAAACAGTGTCTCCAGGTTGTAACTTTACATCCGTTGCAACGTTTGCAGCACCACTACCAGCAGTTGTAGGAATAAGAACTTGTGCCCAAGGCAGATCATCATTAGGTAATTCTTTTTCACTATACGGATGATACCCTAGAATTCTAACCTTAGTTCTATTTCCCCATCCAGCACCCCCTGCCTGCCCACCCTGAGCACCGATAGGAGGAATCTGACCGATCCACCAACGAAATCCGTCTCTGCCTAGAAAATTACTTTTAAGTAGTGATTCGTCGATCATTTCTTATTATTAGCTCCGTATCTACCAAAAGTATCTCTAATAAGTTTCATCGATGTATAAGATGATTCAGAGTCAAAGTGATGGCATAGTTCCTTAATCATATATAGACCGCTTTGCTCCTGATCATACTCTTCCTTATCTCCCGATGAAATTTTAGGGAAATGACAATTAATAATGTCTCCAGCCGAAAGATTTGTGTTTAGAGGGATGAGCATATCAACTGCCTGTGTAAACAAGACATTATATCTCATCAAAGATTGTGATTGATATTTAAAAGGATCTGCATTTTCATCAGTCGAAACATCTTTCTCCATTGTACCAATGTCAAGGCATTGTGTAATAATTCTAGTTGGAGTGTCTCCTAAACTCTTTCCATCAGAACCAGATAACTTAGGAAGTTTAAGTTTATCTCCCAGATTTTTTGCCTTGCCTACATAATCTTCGAGTTTAAAGATACCTTTTTGAGGATCTGTAAACTCAAACGTAAGTGGGTTATAAAACATACGATAACTTGAGTATGTTCCTAATCTTAATTTCTCGATTAGATTTTGATTTTTATCAGTAGTAAAATCTAAAATATTAAAATCACTGTTTTCCTGTTTACCTTCAGTATCATAAGTTTCTTGGGCACCTGATAGTGTATAAGTTGCTTTTGATTCTTGTCCCATTAAACCATCAATAGATCTAAACTGAAATCCATCTTTGGTTTGATAAAAAACAAATCCTGCTGTTCCATCACCAGATGTATCACCAGGAACTGCTTTTGCTGATAACCAAGTGCAAACAGTGAATGGCTTTCTCAGATTACCAATAAATCCATATTTGTTTTGAGTCTTATCCAATTTTCCTATTTTTTTAGTCCTTAGGACATTTTCTAGAATACTTCTAATAGAAGCATCAATTGTCGAACTAGTTGGATATTTTTTTGTAACTCTTACTGTTTCGTTTGTGATCGCTTCTCTTGATGTTAAATTTAGTAAGAATGATTCTGATTGTGGATTAGATATAACTTCAGTAATACTCGAAACGTAAAAATAATCATCCACCTTAGAAAAATCTAGTGGTTTATTCTTATCAGAATTAGCGGCAACTTTTATTGATACTCTTTCTCCACCTCTTAAAGGTAGACCATTGTAGATAGATTGTCTAGCGCCATCTGGAGTTCCTTCTTTATCTGGCGCCTGAATACTGTTGCCATCGTTTACAACTCTAATTTTTGCAGTAATCGTTGGTGAAAAAATGTCTTCATAATAATCAAACGCAATGATACCACCTTTGATATCAACGATTCTTTTTTGATCGTTTGATTCTATGAAAGCTTTTTCATATGTAGATTTTTTTGTTGACATCAGAGATATGAGAGTTCTACTAAAAGTCTATTTTTTATAAAGGTATTTAACAGTTCTGATTGACCTTTTGCAGATCCTGAAGAAATCGCAGATACTCCTGCTGAACCACCACCTCCACCATAACCTGGTGGAACTGCCGCACCAGATGCTGGAAATTCTGCAAAAACAACTTCACCTTCTCTTGATGGAGTAATTGATCCAGAAACATTTTGTTGTTGCATAGCAGTAAACTGTCCTGGTGCAACTCCTGCTGCTCTTTGTGCATCTGGTAAAAACTTTTTATAGTTGCCATCAGTAAAACCAGACCAAGCAGTTATTCCTTGACTTTCATAAATCATCTTCGCTGCTTTTGCATTTAATAAAGGATCATATAATTGCTGTGGGGAGGTTATTCCAATCTTTCTCAAATTAGCAGCGTGAACTGGCCAACGAATCTGCCAGAGACCATACACTTCAGTATCAGATCTCATAGATGTGGATTTTCCACGAGATTCTTGCATAGCAACTGCACCCATAAGAACATCCAAAGGACCACTATATCCTGCAACATTAACTTGTTTAGTCATACCAACTTGTTTTGCAAGCGAAACTAATTGTGCAGTTGATAATGTTCCTCCAGAAGGTGCTGGTTGACCCATCAAAGTTTGTTGTGGAGTTGGATTTGCAATTGTTGCTGGTTGTGATGTTTGAGTAACTTTAACATTTCCACCACCTCTAACATAATTGTCAATTTGTGATGCAGGATTAACTTTACCAGTAATAGTTCCATTCCAACCACTCCCCAACTCAAAGTGTAAGTGAGGTCCAGTTGAGACTCCAGTACTCCCAACCTTACCAATTACAGTTGCTGCGCCAGACTCATTTTTAATTCTTGTCCCTTCACTAACATTAATTTGACTCAAATGACCATATAAACTATAAGTTCCATCATCGTGTTTAATAACAACATATTTTCCCCAACCACTTCTTCCTAGATCTCTAGTTTCAACAACTGTTCCAGGTTTAATAACAGATATGGGAGTTCCTGCTTGCCAAGGTCCACCAGAAATATCAACACCACCATGATTAGTAGAAGCGCCAGCAGTTGGTCTTGTTCTAGGACCATAACCAGAATATATGTAAGGAGAAGCTTTTGCTCCACCAGTCGCAGCCATAGATGGTCCCATATACGATGGGGGAAGCGATGCACCACTTTGTTCTTGTGGTGTTGGTTCTGTTGTTTCTTGAGGAGTTACATCTTCAAGTTTTAAATCATCAAAAAGACCAAATCCTTTCTCAAATTCTGCAGACATCAAACCAAATTGTTTTTCGAGTTCATTCATTCCTTTCTGAACTTCTCCTGGAAGCGCAGCAAAATTAAAATCTGCAATTTGCATCGAAACGTTTTTTATTGTATCTCCAAAAGATACAACTGCTCGATAAGCTGCTCCTACAAAATTACTCAAAGAAGTCCACAAAGATTCCATTCTCGCATAAAATGTTTGTCCCCACTTTATCCAAGTTGGTAGATTGGATAAAATCCATCCAATTGCCAAGCTACTAATAAAATCCATGATTCTTCCTAAGAATCCCTTTCCAGGAGCACTTAATCTAACTCTTGCTGCTCCAGGTCTTCTTATTGTGAGTCTTGCTGCTTCAAATGCCTCTTTTTGCTCCTTTCTGTTTAGAGCCTCTATTTTTCTAGTATTGACTAACTGCCTGTTTCTAAAAATTTCTGATCTAATTTTAGTACGACGCTCAAAAACTTTATTAATTTTACTAAAAGATTTCTTTGTGGCAAAAATACTAGATTTAATTGCCGATGTTTGTTGTAGTAAATCTTCCGTTGATTTTGTGAATCCTGATACAATTGCCATATTATGTTACCACATTATAGTTAAATTGTGAATATAAAGCATAAAAATTATCAGGATTAGATGATCTAATCTTAGGAACATTTGTACTTGCTCCAGCACCTCCCGATGGTCTTGCCATTGGTGGTGGAGATGGAACTGTTGCAACCACAGTTGTTGGTGGTTTTGATTCTGGTCCTAAACTTCCTGCTTTCACATCTGCTGGTTGAGTAGGAGCAGGTTTAACATCTGCTGGAGTTGCAGTAGATGCTGTTTGAGCAGGAACTTCTCCTGTTGGTTTTGTTCCTTGCATTCCTGCTGTTGGTGCAGGAGAACCCAATGAAAGAGACCTGGAATCAGGAGTCATTGGGGTTTGTGGAGTTACTGTGAGAGTTTGTGTAGTCTGAGAAGTTCCCTCCATTCCAGGAGGAACTGCTGCGCCAGAAGGAGGAAGTTTTATTTCTTGTGTTGGTTCTGTACTAGCCTCTGCTCCTTTCTGTCCTTTATCGTCTTTCTTTTCTCCCATCAAAGGAGTTTGTGGTTGAGCAGCAGGTTGTGTTTCTGCTGGTGAAGTTCCTGGTTGTTGCTTTGCTTTTTTTGCTTCTTCTAATTCTTTCTTTTTCTTATCAGTAAGATTGCCACCAAATGCTTCTAGAACTTCATCAATAGTAAAAATTGTACCAGCAGCTGCTCGAAGACCTTTAAATATTACTCCTTTACCAGGAATAATAGACATAGCAGCTAAGGCAGCATCAATATTTTCACCATTTAAGAAGTTCATTCCAGCACTTAATCCAGTGATTGTTTTACCAATCAAACTCATAACGCCAAATTTACCACCTGGACCAGCAGGAGTTGGTGGAGTGCGACCTGGCGCACCTGGACTACCTGGAACGGTAGGACGAGTTCCTCTTACATTACTCCATCCATTTTTTATTGCATTAATTAATGCTTGGAATGGTTTAATGAATAATCCACTAACAACAAATCCACCAACTCTTGATGCTAGATTAATAATTAAACCAACTACTTTACCAATACCTATTTTAATTATGGAAAGAACTCCATTACCAGCAACTAAAAATGCAAAAGTTCTGAGAATATCAAATCCAATTTGCTTGAGAGCCTCAACATCCTTATTAGCTACTGCATCAACTAATTTAACAAGTTGCTGAAGACCCCATCCCGTTAATAATATTGTTATAGCTCTTCCAACGTTGGCAAAAGTGTTATTAACTTTATTCGATATTGCTTGTACAGGAGCAGATAAAGCAGCTTGTATTTTATTCTCTAGTCTTTGCTCTCCCTCAGAACGTACCGCTCTTTCTGCTAGACGCTTTTGATATTCTGTATCAGCTCTTGCTGCCGCTTCTTCTAATTTACTTTCTTGAGAAATTTTTAAAGCAATCGAATCTATTCCATTTCTTAAAACTCCAATTTCTTGCGAAATTGTACTTAAACTAGAAGAAATAGATGTAAGAGTGGATTGATTATTTTCTAAAAGTTCTTGACTTCTATCACTACCAACATTACTTGATCCTATCGGACCAATTCCTCTACCTCCACCAAAAGCTGATCCAGAAACACGCTGGATTAGTCCACCCTGAAGTGAGTTAGCTAGAGGCGAGGAAATAACTGCCATTTAATTACTTTTTATTTTTTAAATTTTCTTCCTCAATATATTGTTGGAGAAGAGTTACATATATTTCTCTTTCCCAAGGAATCATATTTTCAAGCTCTGTCAAACTATATTTATGATGCTGCATCAGGGCAAAATTAGTTTTATAGTATGACTCAAGATTTTCATGAGCCATACTCACGCGAAAAAAGCCGATAGTCCCTCCAGAAGAACTTCACTCTCAACTTTAGTATTTGGATTTTTAATCTTAATGGTATGGGACAACTTAGGCATTGTGTCAAAGAACTTTTCAACGTCTTTAAATTGACTTGATGTTAGAGATTCTACAAATTCTTGCAATTCTTTTTTAGTGCAATCACTTGCCGCCCAAGATTCATCTTCACTATAAACTTGCTCAATACAACTACAAATTAGATCGAAAGTATCATCTACAGTAATTGCAGTCTCTGATCCAAAGTTAGCTTTAATGAATTCATTTAACGATGGATATCTCATACGAAGAGATAGATTATCATCCAACTTAATGTCTCTAGAATGATCATCAGTTACTTGTACTTTGATTTCATCAAGACTGATACTCTTAGGAACTTGAGTTGTTCCATCATCAGGGCATGTAATCAAAACATCTACAGATTCACCTACGGACTTACCTCTAATATTTAAAAAGAGATACTCAATATCAAACGTTGCTAATTCCTCAACCTTTACACCTTTAGTTTTAATACAATTCGAGATAACCTCTTTAACCGAATTTGCTATCTGCTTTGTATCTTCAGATTCCATTGCAAGAATCAGAATCTTTTCTTCTTTAACTAAAAATGGTCTATATTTAATTTTTTGTTTCGTAGATGGAATTTCCAACTCATATGTTGGTGTAGTAATTGTTGGTAAAGGCATAATAACCTATAAAGACTTCAGTAAAAATATTTAGATCTGTTTTATAAACTTCTAAAACTTGCTTGAGTTATTTTATTTGCATCAAAAGATTTTGGCCACTCAATATTTGATGTATTAACACCAGCATCTTTTGCAAATGTAAATTTATCGGCATCTCTATAAAGTTTCGTAATCTGATCTGTACTTAGATTAGTGATATTTCCATTCTTAAATGCCTCTGCATAAGTTTGATTTTCTTTATTATTGCTTCTATCAAGAGATTCAGCAAGACTGCTGTTTTGTCCAGCGATATATCTATCGTACATAAAACTTACACCTACTGTCATTATTTGAGAATCTTGATAAGAAACAGAAATTTCATTCATTGACATTGGAAATAATCCAACAAAATTGTACTCTAGTTGTCTCTTATAGTCCCTCTCAAACTTAATGATTTTCGTTGCATTTGATTTATAATAGTCAGGATATTGGAATCTGGTAATATAATTTTTTCTAGTGATTGGAATTTCTGGTTTTTGTTCTGCAGGAGTAGTCAATGATTGATTGTGCGCCCCACTAGCAATAAACTCCATCCAGTGCTCGAAAAATTTTAAAGTCTTATATTCACTATCAACATAAACTTCCATCTGAGTTTGAGTAAACTGACGATTATGTGCTACCTTTTCAGTTATACCCAAATAATCATAAGCTTCCGCAGTTGCAAATGCAGTTGTTGGAATACTTGCATTTCTAACTAATAATCCTGCTGATTCTGAAATAAATCTTGGATCTACACCACGCTTTCTTAAATACTCAACTAATGCGACGTTTTGAGATATACCAAACTGAACCAAATAATGGGAAGTTTGAGCTAGATTGGTAAATAATGGTTTAAAATCCGATATTCTTCGAGGTGCGACCACTCTAAATACCTATTATGAGTGTTTTAGTATAGTTATTTAGATGTCATATAAGGGAAAATACCAACCATCATTTCCAAAAAAGTACAAAGGAGATCCAACCAATATCATCTATAGATCTTTATGGGAACGTAAGTTTATGGTCTATTGTGATAAAAATGAAAACATTTTAGAGTGGGGATCTGAAGAATTAGCATTGCCTTATCGTTCTCCTTTAGATGGAAAAATTCATCGTTACTTTCCAGACTTTTATATCAAAGTTAGAGAAAGTACAGGCCATATTAAAAAGTATTTGATTGAGGTAAAACCAAAAAGACAAACGGTAGAACCACAGGTTCAGAAAAGAAAAACTAAACAATACATTTATGAAGTCACTGAATATGCCAAAAACCAAGCAAAATGGAAAGCGGCAAAAGAGTTTTGTGAAGATCGTCAATGGCAATTTAAAATAATCACAGAAGATGATCTAGGTATCAACTAATGCCAAGAAAGACTCTAAAAGAAAGGCAAGACGCAAAAAAATCAACAGAACAAGATCTGTATCCTACAGATACTGACGATACAAAAAATCGAGTCAGATCCGTCATAGACAATTTGACTGGAAAAGAAGATCCTGATGATATTATGTTTCGTCAGT